CGAGCCCGCTTCTTGCGGAGTTGTCTGAGCCGAAGGAGGCGCTGTGATCCGCTGATGGGCGCCTCCGCTTCTACGAGCGCTCTCGGTTGGAGCGCTTGATCCCGGGCACATGGGATGCCCACCCTGAACCTGTAGCGAGGAGTTGAGAATGGCGAGCGATACGAAGATCGAGTGGTGCGACGCGACCTGGAACCCCGTCCGGGGCTGCGAGAAGGTCAGCCCAGCCTGCAAGAACTGCTATGCGGAGTCGTGGTCAGCACGGTGGGGCAAGGGCGCCAAGGCTGTACGCCGGGCACGGGTGGCGGCATGACCTCCATCCGATGCGGTGCAGCCCCAGGTCTGCGGGAGTTCGCCGAGGGCTACCTCGGCCTGCCTGAGCATGAGGACGGCGACCGGTGGTGGCATCTCCCGTCGGGCTGTGCGTGGTGGGGGCGTGGTAACCGTCCCAATGTGCTGGTGCCGGTGGTGCCTCTCACCTGTGCGGCTGGGCGTGACTGTGTGGTGCGGTACCTCGCAGAGCAAGACCTTGACTACGGGTGGGCTCGGGACATCCCGGGCGCGCTGGTGGATGGGGTGCGGCGGCATGTGGCGGGGGAGCCTCCGCTGCTGGCACAAGGCGGGCCGCCTGCTCGACGGGCGCACCTGGGACGAACTCCCGTGATGGTCCGCCACAGGGCCGGGATGGCGCTGCTCGCGATGCTGCGTCACCCGGATCTGGAGCACTGCCGCGCCTTGCTGGCGCGCGCCTACGTGGCACATGTGGCGTCCCTTGCGGAGTTGGCCGAGGGGGCGTAGCCTGAACCCCATGTCCATCTGCGAGCTGTGCGGACGCCCACACGACGAGGTCGGCCCCTGTGACGAGTACCTTCGCGCCGAGGCCCTGGAGCGCGTCAAGGCCGCAGACCGAGAGGTACGGCGCCTCATCGCTGCCCTGACCCACGCGAGGGCTGAGCAGCGGGACGCCCAAGCAGCCTACGCCCTCGTCAGGTAGGACACCGACATCTCGCCGAGCACCGGGTCACTGGCGACGACCGACCCGTTACGCAGGGTGACGGTGGAGGTGGGGGAGAGGAAGCCGGCAGCGGAGAGTAGGGCGAGGGCTGAGAACAGGTCGGACATGGAGCCTCCAGGCTGGAGACAACCTATCGCACCGCCCGGTTGCACTTGCAGTGCTGCAACCGGAGCGCCCCGAGTCGCGGTGCTGCAACGCCCGAGACGGACCGAGGCCGACTATCGGCCGGTGGCACGCCCCCTGCAACGTGTGAGGCATGGACTATGTCAGTTGGGAATCCGCGCGAAGCCGCGCATGGGGCGAGTTGAAGCGGGCGAGGTCCGACCTGCTGGTCGCGACCGACGCGCTCAGCGACCCGCCGACGCGGGACGACCTCCGCGAGTGGGGCAATTGCCTGGAGCGCGTCGCGCACCACCTCGACAACCTGATCCTGATCCTGTCGGTCGAGCCCCCGCGGGCGCCCGCTCCGGAGCCTCGGATCCGCGACCTGGTGCGCCGCAAGATCCGCCGCAAGGCTCAGGGGTTGAGGACCGCCGCGACAGCGAGGCACAGGGCAGCCTGGGCTCGGTTCGCCACGTAGAGCAGCGGCGTCTTGCGGCCCGCGGTCATCTCGAAGCCGACGACGGCGGGCCCTGGGAAGGTGTCCTCGACCGCCGCGTGGAGGCCGCCGTTGTCCAGTGATGCGTTGCCCATCTCAGTGCCTCCTGGTGCGGGAGGTGACGGCGGCCGGTGGCTTGAGGCACTCGACCTGCTCGCAGGATGCGCGCTTCGGGCAGGTGCGGCACACGTCGGCCGGCGTTCTTGGAGCGCTCGTGCGGGCTTCCTCGGCGTAGACCTCGCACTGGTGCGCGACGGCCACCCACTTACTCTCCGCTGGCGCCATCATCCTGGATGCTCCTCTGGTGCGGGCTGTAGCACACCGGGCACGTCGAACGAGACGCGGCTCCACGTCAGGTAGCCGCCCCATGTGAGCGCGGCGGCCAGGGCCAGCACGACCAGCGGGATGAACACCGTCGGCTTGAGCATCGCCGCGCGCCGTTGCTGCACGAGCGTCTTGGCTGCGATGTGCTCGGCCCATGCGTCGGTGATGGGTCGGAACTCGGCCTTGAGCTCGTCGGTTGCTGTCTTCGACGACTCGATCTGCGCCTGAGCCGCGCCGGCCGCGGTGGTCGCTGTCCCCAGGACCTCCCACATGCGCGCGGTCGTGTTCGCCTGCTCGTCGGCGAGCCTGGCCACGTTGGCCGCAGTCGCGCGCTGGTCAGCGGCGAGTCCGTCGAGCGTCCGTCGCAGGTCGTCGTCCACGACTACTCCGCGGCGCCGGGCCCGAAGTTGACCGTGGGGCTGTCGTTGTAGGTCACGCTCGCACCGTCGCTGCCGTGCCCCGCGATGCTGGCGAGGTAGGCGTGCCCCTTCTGGAGGCCGCCCACGTCGAAGCGCTCGTAGAACCCGAACCCGGTCAGGCTGTACGAGGTCTTCCCTGCCTCCCAGACGCAGCCCGTCGGGCTGTTGCTGCCGCTGGTCTTGCCCTGCCAGAACAGGTGCAGGGTCGCCGAGACCGGGTCAGCGTCGCAGGCCAGCACGCCGGTGCCCGTCGCGCTGATCGCCACCGAGTAGTCGGTCGTCAGGGGGTTGGTGCCGTCGTAGCCGAAGACGCGCAGGGTCACGGCCGCGTTGCCGCCTGCCGCGGTGCCGCTGGTCACGGCGCCCGCCGAGTCGAGCAGTTCGCTGCTGACGACCTGGTTCGCGCCAGCTGCGCCGCCCACTGTCGCGTCGGCCGCGATCTTCGCCGCCATCGCAACGAGCACCGCGTCCACGTCCGCGAAGGACCCCGCCGTAGTGGCGATCGCCGTGCCGTTGATCGTGACCGTGTAGTTCGCGGACCCGTCGAAGCTGGTCACCGTGATCCGGGCGCGCCGGTGCTGAACCGCCTCGCGGAGCCCCACCTTGACCAGGGCCACGACCGCGTTGTCCAGGTCGACGCCTGCGCTCTCAGCGGCGGGGGGCCGGCTCCACTCGGTCGGGCTGGCGTCCGCCTGCGTCACCCACTGCGGGTTGCGCCCAGCGGCGCGGACGACGAGTTCGTTTGCGGTCTCGGCGCTGCTGCTCATGGGGCCGGCTCCGGTGTCGCGGCTCACCATAGCCTATGGTCACGTCAAGGGCTTTGCGATCGTCCGCTTGCGTTCTGGCGTGTATGCGCTACTATGTCCGTGTAGCAAGGAGCCAACATGACCCGCGCCGACCTCAACGCAGCCCGCATCGAAGCCAGCCAGAAGCACGCGCGCGCGCTCAAGCGGTGGGAGCGTGCCCGCGCGACGAAGACCTGGGGCCCGCTGGGCGCCGAGCGCTACCAGCAGGCGACTCTGGACATGCGCCGGACCTACCGCGCCCGCGAGGCCGCATACGGGCGAGCCTGAGCAATGGCAGCACGCCCCAGAGTAGCGAAGCCCCCTTGCGGGGGCTCCAGCGCCGTGGCGCTCACTGCCGAATTCTAAGCCCAGCGAGCGGACCGTAGCACGCTCACTGCTTGAGGGGATGCACGATCAGGTTCGGCCACGCCCAGAAGTAGTCGGCCGAGGGCTGGCGCTTGAACACGCGGGCGCTGCCTTGGGCGCCGAACTTGGTGTACTTGCTGACCCGGCTCGACGCGGTCGGGTCCTCGATGAGGTAGACCCCCTCAGGGTCCACGTCGAAGTCGTCGATCGTGTTCGCGCCGGTGCCCGGGACGTACTTGAAGATCGGCCCGTCCAGGTTGGGCGTGTACACGTCGATCCGGTCGAGGGCGGGGTCGCTCGCGTAGACGTAGTGCAGGTCGGCGCGCAGCTGCGAGACCGGGTTCGCCCGAGTGACCTGCGTCTGCACGGCGCCCGTGTACGTGTTGATCTGAAAGAGCTCGTGCGTGCCGGTGGTGTCCCCGCTCGCATAGAGCCAGTCGCCGTTGTACGCGAGGAACAGGTCGCCCGCGCCCGGGGTGAGGCCCGCGGGGGCCACGTCCCAGACCCAGGTGAAGCCCGAGGTGCCGAGGCCGCCCTCGTTGGCCAGGTCCGATCCGCTGACTGCCTCGATGCAGCGGATCGTCGCCCCGCTGGCGTGCCCGCTCGCCGCTCCGATCAGGAAGCACTGCTCGCCGTTGCTGTACAGGCGGCGGACGGCGGCGTTGTGGTTGTACGGACCCCACTCGGCCGCGCCGGTGTTGGCGACCAGGCTGTAGGCGTTGTTGCCCGAGGAGCACAGCACGCGCTGACCGTCGCAGTGGAGCGGGCGGTAGGCGACCGCGACGTTCCACTCCTGCGAGAGGTCCGACAGCAGGTAGGACCGGACGAAGGTCGCGGCGTCGCTGTAGATGACCCGCACGCCGTCGGTGCATCGGATCGTACCGGTCGTGCCGGTCGTGATGGTGCCGACCAGGGTCATGTCGCTGGTCTTCAGGATGTAGATCGCGGTCCCGGTCGTGTCCTGCGTGATCACGTACTGGCCGGTCGTCAGGACCGCGGTGCGCCCGCTGGTGTTGAACGCCTTTGCGGTGGCTGGCGCTACCGTCGTGTCCAGCGTCGGGATCTGCGCCTGCTGCCCGTCGGCCATGCGGTTCGCGGCGTCGTGGCACGACAGGAACAGCAGATCGCGGTGACCGAGTAGGTAGTTCAGTTCGGCGTTCGTCATGATCGCGCCACCCATGAAGCCGGGCGACTCGATGCCGAGCGCGGGCTGCTGGATGTCGGACGCGACCGCGTCGTAGGCGAAGGAAATCTCGGAGCCAGCCATGGATCAAACCTCTCGGGCAATGCGGCCGAGCCCGACCCCGGAGGGGCCGAAGTCAGCGAAGGGGGACGGGGCGAGCCCGCTGGGATCGGCGACGCCGTCGAAGCCCACAGGGGCCTCCACGATGCGCGCGTAGACCCCGGCAGGGCTCCCGCTCTGGAACATGCGCCGGACCTCGGCGCGGCGCGTCTCGCGCATCAGCGACGGGCGCAGGGCGTAGATCGTGAACGCAGCGGGGAACAGGTCCCGATACCAGACCTTGATCGGGTCCATGGTGTGCTGCGCCATCAGGATCATCTCGTCGGGGTGGCCCTGGCCGATGTTGTGGATCACCCGGGCCGCGATGAAGCCCCGGTACTCGGCGTCGCTGAAGTCGAGCCGCTGCTGGCCGACGATCTCGCCCCACTGGTCGAGGCTCTTGCCGGTGGCCAGGCCGAACGCGGTCCCGGTCAGGACCTCCCAGCCGAGGTCCTCCATGACCTGGAGCCCGCCCTCGGAGAGCCCGCGGATCAGCGCCTGAAAGTTCGGCTTGTTGCGAAACTGCGAGTAGAGCCGCCCCAGCGCGGTGTCGTTGCGGGACGGGTTGTAGACGTATGGCCAGTCGCTCATGCCCGCAGCCTATCCGATCGTGGGTGATCGTCTGCTTGCACTTCCTGTTGGACCTGCTACTATGACGGGGTAGCGAGACACCGACCAACCGGAGCCGACCATGACCATGACCACCAAGATCCACGCCCTCTCCACCGTCGCTCACTCGATGGGCACCGACCTTACCTCCATGCGGGCGGACGGTCGCCGCCTGTTCTGGTGCGCCTGCACCGGCGGCGAGCATAGGGTTCGCGAGGTCAACACCTCAAGCGCGTGGTCGGTTGACCTCGTGACCGGCTCGGTGCGGGTGCTGTCGTGAGGCCGCCCGCCTTTGGCGTCCGTCCGAGCGTTGGCGCCTGGGTCGGCGTTGAGTTGGCCGAGGGTTCGGAGGTCGCAGTCTTGACGGCGCGTCACCGTAGTCCTGCCGCTGCCAGGCGTGCGCTGCGGCGAGTGTTGGGCGGCTATGTGGAAGGCGGCATCTTGGCGGCTGTTCCAAGGTCGCTGCCCGTTGTGGCTTACCCGTGAATGTGGCGCTTGCCAACGGGAGCATCAGCGCCGGACTACGCGCCAGGCTTCGCACGCTTGCTCGCGCAGCCCGCCGGTGTGGGTGGGAGATCCTGGATGTCGATATCGACGTGGCGAGTCGCCACGTAAGCATAGACCTCATCCGAGGCCCGCTGAATGCACCAGATCGGAGGCTGGTTATCCGTGGAACGTGGGACCTGGCGCACCTGGAGCGCTTCACCTACAACCGCGGCCACGAGCCCAGGGGGCGACGTGGTGATCGCTACATGGCCGCGACTTGCACCCCCGTCTTCCTGGGGCGTCAAAGTGGGCACTTGCGCGATGTCTTGGGACTGCTCGGCCGCTACATCGAGGACAATCAGGCGACGGTGATCGTACCCGCCGTCGCCACAGCGGTCGCGTCCACCGCGGTGTCGGTCGCGGGGACCAGGGTCACGCCGACCACGCCGTCCACGCCGCCGATCGCGGTCTGAAGCGCCAGCACGCGCAGGTCCTCGCCCACGCCGAGCCCGGTGAACACGCCGGTGATCGCCGCCTCGACTGCGGCGGACACGTCCGCGAGGACGTACCCGGTNGCCAGCACGACNGTCGCGGTGACNNNNACNGGNGTCGCCGTCGCCCAATCCCAGCGCACGGTGCGCGAGGACCCTGCAACGTCGGTGACCGTCTTCTCGACATCGGTCCCCATCTGCTTGATCCCCGCGGTCGCGCCCGTGTAGAGCGTCTGCGCGACGGTGTCCTGCTGCGCCGAGGTCAGCGTCGAGGGGTAGATCACGACCGCGATGCTGTTGGGCTCCAGGAGCTTCCCTTCGATGGTCTCTGGGACCCGGCTCGCGTTCTGGAGCACGATGCAGGCGAGCACGCCCTCGACGGCCAGCACCGCAGAGCGGATGGCGCCGGGGCTGTTCTTGCCGGGCTTCTGCAACTCGGTCGCGATGCGCCCGCGCAAGGCCGCGTCGGTCTCCTCGTCGCGCCCAGGGGTCGCGGCTGCGGCGTTGCTGACGGTGCTCCAGCCGGTGCGCGTGGTCACGATCTTGTCGATGGCGGCTGCGTCCGCGGTGATGGACCCAGCGTCGACGCAGGTGACGACGACGGTGTCCGAGCCCGCGCCGGTGAAGGTCTTGGACTCGCTGATCTCCCAGCGCTGGCGGTCGTCGGCCCCGCCGCCCTCGACTAAGTCGCCCTGGTGGATGACCGTCGCCTCGGTCACGGTCAGCGTGACGGTCGCCGAGGACTTCGACGCAGCCAGGCGGGTCACGCCGACCAGGGCTGCGAGCCCGTCGAGCGGGACGCCCACGGCGTTGCTCCGGTCGCGCTGGTCGTAGGTCGCCTGCTGCGTGTCGGACAGGTCGCCAAGCTCAGCGGCGAGCGCAGCGACGAGGGACGACGTGACCACGTCGCTGGTCCAGTCGATGGTCACGCCGAGCGCCGTCTCGATGCGCGACCGCATGGACGCGACGAAGTCCGCGGTGCGAGGGACAGCCAGGCCGGTCGAGGTCAGGTAGGACGCCATGCGCGCAGCCTATCCGATCAGTGGGCGATCGTTTGCTTGCATCCTGCGGCCATAGTGCTACTATGAGTGTGTAGCGAGACACCAACCGGGAGCCAACATGACCAGCGACCTCAACCCCATCTTCCACGTCAACACCATCAGCGCTGGACGCCGCAACACGCGGCAGTCGGTGCATGACCTTGTTCGCGCGGGCTTGGTTTGGACCGGGGCGCAACACAGCGCCCTCGCGTCTACCCCGACCCGGGCGATTCAGGCCCGCCTGGGGCGCTTGCCCGGTTGTGTGCCCCCCTCCATGTCCGAACGCACGCTCGCGGAGTGGCGCATCGTGCCTGGGGCGCACCCTCTCAGCCCTACAACGGAGCGATAGGCCCGCTTCGGCTGAACCAGTACCACTGCGGTGCCTGGTTCAGCGCGCGCCCGTCGCGGGGCTTCGTGCCGATCTCCAGTTCGCCCTCGTCGGTCAGCACCGTGACGGTGATCGCCAGCGTCTCGGTCGCCGCGGTGAAGGTCGCCTGGTAGTCCGAGATGGACTGCACGCCGCGCACGCCCAGGATCGTCGAGCGGATGCCCGCCGAGATGGACGACAACGGCGGCGGCTTGATCTGCATCCAGTCGAGCCAGGGCACGCCCTCGCGGGTGTCGAGCAGGTACTCGCCGACGTGCAGTTGCAGCGCGACCTGGATCCGCTGCCCGATCAGTTCGAGCCCGGTGATCAGGCGGGGCTGGAGGGGCCAGTCTCCATCGGTGGTCAGGCCCACGTCGGCATAGGTCGGCATGCGGGCAGTCTATCCCCTACGTGATCTCGCCGCCCGACGCGGTGATGTTGGTCGGCGCGTCGCCGGCGTCGTCGGTCCCGCCGAAGTCGCCCGCGCTGAACCCGACCTCGGCGTCGTCGAGCATGTCGCGGATCATCGCCTCGATCGCGTCGAAGATGGGCTCCGCGTTGGCGTCGAACTCGGCGCCGTCGAAGTCGCCCCCGTGCAGGGTGGCCATGGCGGCCTTGGCGGCTGCGCGCGCGATGTCGGCGTAGTGGTTGGTCGTGCCGTTGAGTGCCATGCCGCTACTCCGCTTTCACCCGCGTCGCTGCGAAGTCGCTCGACGTGGTGCTGGTTGGGTTGACCTGCGGGACCGCAGAGGGGGATGTGGGCGCGCCCAGGTTGCCCGTGTGGACGTGCGCGTTGAACACTGTCACCATGGCTTGGACCTGGGTGATCAGCGTGTTGAGCCGGGTGCTGGTCTTCTGCGCGAGGGCGACGAACTCCGACGCAGCTGACGACCCGAGGAGCACCGAGAGCCCCTCGACGACCAGCGCGGAGCCGTCCCGGCCAGACGACGGCACCGGGCCCGCGACCGCCACCGGGAGCACAACCGAGTCGCGCAGGTCGAAGCGCCGGAGGTCCTGCGGGGTCGCGTCGCTGCTGGGCTTGTCCAGGTACTCGTCGAGCGAGCGCTCCGCGACCAGCAGTAGGCACTCGTCGCCGACCGCCAGCGGGAACGTGAGCGCGTAGCCCGACGCCATCGGGAACATGACGGGGCGCGAGGCGATGGGGAGGTGCTGCTCCTGGACCACCTTGCCCGAGGCGTCCCGGTAGGCGTGGCGGATCGCGATCTGCACGGTCGCGCGCTGCGTGGCGTGGTCGTAGGCGGTGATGATCGCCGGGATCGCCGTGCGCACCCTGGCCACCTCGGACCGGGCGAGCGCCTTCGTAGCGCCGAACTCGTCGAGCGGGTCGGACATGGAGCCTCCGCGCGTAGGGTAGCCGCTTGCGTGGCTGGAGCGCACGCGCTACCGTTCCGGTGTAGCGAAGGAGCAGCATGAACCGCAGCGACACCGAGTCCGGCGCCGTCTTCTGGCCCCGCGACGACGAGAGCGCCGCCTACCGCCCGCGCTTGTGGCGCACCTGGGACGCCCCCAAGCCCCGGGTCGCCTTCGTCGGGCTCAACCCCAGCACCGCGACCGCGGACGCCCTGGACCCCACTGTGCGGCGCTGCGTGAACTACGCGAAGGCGTGGGGCTTCGGCGGAATGGAGATGCTCAACCTCTGGGCGATCCGCTCGACCGACCCGGCCGGCTTGTGGGCGGAACTCCGCGCTGGCGGCGACGCTGGAGCAGCCGCGCAGGACGACGGGATCCGCGAGGCGCTCTCGGAGCGCGTGACGCTGGTCGTGTTCGCCTCGGGGCCAGGGTCGAAGGGCAAGGCCGAGGACCGCAGGCGGCTCGGCGCGCGCCGGCGCGAGGTCTGGGAACTGGTCCACGCGGCTGGCGTCCAGGCGTCGGCGCTGGTGCTGACCTCGGACGGGTCGCCGGGGCACCCTCTGTACCTCAAGAAGACGCTCGTGCCGCGCGCGTGGAAGCCGGGGGAATCGGGCCTGGCGTTGCCGGTTCAGTTGCCTTGCAAGGCCGCCTGATCACCCGACCGGGTGCCCCTCCGCGATGACGTACCAGGGCGTCGCGTGGGTGTCGCCCTGGAAGCGCACGGTGTCCGCGATGTAGGTCCCCGACAGCCGCTCCGCTTCGACGGTGTAGCGGTTGCCGGGGCGCAGCTGCGGGACGATCAAGCCGGTCACCTCGACCCCGTTCGCCAACTTCGCCGGCTCGCCGATCAGGTTCCGCGTGCGGCTGCTGAACTGCACGATCGCCTC